CATTGCTATACAGCATCACCCAGCTGTTGAGTGACCTTTGGTAGGGGCTCGAAGCTCGGGTGTAGATAGCTGGGGATTTACTGTATCGTTTGCTTATTAGCTCTTCACATTCTTTTAAGAGTCTCGAAATCGATGTTAATGACTCTCCCTCTGTTGTTTCTCTTTTGCTTACGCTAGCTCAACTCTTTCGAGTACAACATCTCTTACGTTGCTTGGCATTGCTGTTGACTGAGACCAGTAGCCTCGCTTCAACCAGCATGGCATTATGCTTAGCTTAGGCAACATTACTTTAAGCACTTCATCATGGTTGTAAGTTACTTTTTCTTTTTTGTTGTTGACAAAGGTTATTATCTGACCTCTACCATACCATGACTTTCTTACTACGAAGTTCTTACGTGTTATCGGTGGAAAGATTTCTTTTAATTCTTTCTTACTTAATTTACTGATTGCTTCATTTAATTTAGTGTTTGACATAATTTTAAATTTAATTGTTATATTATTATTTTTATTTGTTACACTTATATTATCAAAAAAACCTCGTAATGAATCTGCAAATGCTATACGACTTAGCTGGTCGCGTCGAGGCAACCCTGCTAGTCCTGAGAACCTCGAAACGTAAACGGAAAACGCAAGGGGGACTGGGTAAATAAAAACAGCTTCCGAAAAGGCGGTGCAGGTAAAATACGATTGCGTAACCCATTTTCTCTATATATCTAATATGACATTAGCTACTAGTATATAATAGTAATACCCTATCGTCACGTTCTTAAAATTTTAATAATACAAGTGATAATATACATATGGCACAGAAATTATCACCAACAGCACGCCGAGCAAAGGCAGCAAGGGACAAGAGATACGCTATGAGTGAGTGGGGTAAGTATAAAAAACGTACTGCACAGCAAAAAGCATGTCCTGATGGTTATGATTATGACCATAGGCTCAAAAAATGCGTAAAATCCTCTAAGAATAGAGCCGGGGGAAAAGGTGGTACCAAAAACGAAAAAACTAGATCGCGTTATGGGTACTAAAAACCAGTAATTTTACGTAATTATACTAATATAAAACCAAAACCAATGACATTTTATTACAAAACCTACTCCTGGGCGAACAATAGTAGCCAAGAAGTACCTGAAGAAACCAGAAAACTCTGGGAACATTTAGCAGAAAAGAAAAACTGGCGAATTGTTGAACTACCTAACGGCTTTTATCAAGCAGAATATCAAAAAGATGAAGAATGGGTTGACGTTACTAGACGTGAAACCATAGAATCGGCTGAAAAAGCAATTGATGGTAGCATCGAACACTATAAAAAGAAGCTGGAGTTCGCAAATGGACCTAAAGTAGTGAAAACTTTTAAATAATAACCACTTAAACACAAATTTAATCAAATGGAATATAATAACCCAAGTGAGATAGTAAAAAATCTGTCTTTCGGGACAGATGCAAGAGAAAAAATCATGCACGGGGTTGATAAACTAGCAAATGCAGTAAAGTCGACCCTTGGTGCTTCCGGTAAATGCGTTATATATGAAGACGCTATGGGCCGGCCGGTCATTACAAAAGACGGTGTAACCGTTGCGGAAAGCGTAGTCTTATATGATCCGGTCGAAAACATAGGCGCAACTTTAATTAAGGAAGCAGCTAGAAATACAGTAAAAGAAGCTGGTGACGGCACAACAACAGCGACAGTGTTAGCGCAAACATTGTTGCATTTAGCGTATGCTAAGATTGATTCTGACGGTATTCGTGATATTAAATTAGGTATATCATCAGGATTGGATAAAGTGACTGAGTACTTACAGGAGGAAGCATTACCGGTCGAAGGGGACATGTTAAGATCCGTAAGTGCTATCAGTTGCAATAATGATGAAGCTCTAGGCGATATAATATCGCAGGCATATTCGAAAGTAGGCGGGGACGGTGTCGTTCTTATGGAAGAGTCTGAGACCCATGACACCTACGTTAAATTCGTAGAGGGCACTAGAATTAGTAGCGGACTTAAATCGCCGCATTTTATGACAGATAAGGATAAAGGTAAGGCAGTGCTAGATAACCCGTACGTACTGATAGTAACATCGCCAATACCAAATATCCGTAAAATACAAAATGTATTGGAGTTTGTTATTAAAAAGAAAAGGAGTTTGTTAATCGTTGCAGGCGTAGAACAACAACCTATGGCAGCTTTATTAGCTAACAAGGTTAAAGGCAATATAAAAGTTAATGTTGTAGATCTGCCTGGATTCGGTCCAACTAAGCAAGATACAGTAGAAGATCTTGCGGTATTAACTGGAGCAAAAATCATAAATGAAGAATTAGGTGATGATTTAGATCTAATTCAACCAGATGTTCTAGGCGAAGCAAAACAAGCTATAACTGATGAAACACACACTGTATTACAAATATCTAATCAAGGTGAAGTAACAAAAGAGCGTGTTGATTTAGTTGAACAAAAAGTTAAAGATGAACAAAATCCGTTCTTTAAGAAGAAGCTACAAGAACGTTTAGCTATGCTAAATGGACAAGTAGCAATGATTAAAGTCGGGGCAAATTCAAAAATAGAACTAAAAGAAAAGAAAGATAGGGTTGAAGATGCAATATATGCTACAAAAGCAGCACTACAAGAGGGTATTGTTGCCGGTGGTGGAGTTGCTTTATTAGACGCACACTATAGTATCAAGCCAGAAAATGAAGGCGAACGTATTTTATTAGAAGCTATAAAGTCACCTTATAAAACTATTTTAGATAATGCAAATTTAGAATACAAGGAAACAGGTAAAAAAGGAACAGGTCTTAACGTTATATGTAACAAACCTGTTAATATGATAGATGCTGGTATTATTGATCCTGTGCTTGTAACTAAAACGGCTCTTAAAAATGCAGTAAGTGTTGTCAACACTATATTCTCTGCTGATTGTGTAATTAGTAATATTAGAATAAATGCAGGCAATTAATTATTACGTAGTCGTTGAAAAAATAAAGGAAGCACCGAAGAAAGTAGGTGGCTTAGAGCTTACAGAGGATCAAAATAAAGATGTAAGATATTTAAAAGGAAAAGTAATATCAGCAGGTCCAATGGCTGATGTACTAAAAAAAGACGATATAGTTAGATACGACAAACAAGCAGGTCATGGTATTGAATGGAAAGATCAGCTATATTATGTTTTAAAGCTTGGCGATATAGTTTTAGTTGAATGAGACTAGATCCTAGCGACATAAGAGAATTAAATTTATTAAAGTATTATAGGCTCATTCGTAAATGGGCCTGTAAAACTTATGGCTTAAAAGACGCAGATTTAGAACTTTTAGTCTATTTAGATTGCAAATCGCGATTTACACGTAATGAATTTATAGAAGGCGCGTATACATATTCATGGGATAAAAACCGATGGGAAAGACTCCGTAAAGACGGATGGATAGATGTATGGCGTAATCGCAATAGAACAACTATAAAATACAGTATATACAAAACCTCATTTAAATGTAGTCAACTTATATCTCGTATATACAGAATTATGCTTGCGCAAGAAGACTTACCTACTAGCGAGCGTAGCGTATTTTATAATAATAAATCATATACCGATAAAGTTTATAATAAAGCTATAGATGATATGATTAAAGATAAAGACAGATAATGGGCTACAAAATGAAAACTAACATATCGGAAATGTTGGGTATGAATAAAGAACTTTCAACACCTGATACACCAGTATTTGAAGAAAATTTAGGTGGCTCCTGGGGTTATGCTAATATGGATAGAACAATTCATATAAACAGCAAGCTTAATAACTATCAAAAGAAAAAAGCCGTTGAACACGAAAAAGAGCATATTATGCAAATGAGAAAGGGTGAGGCTTGGTTTGATAGTAATAACGTTTATCATCAACCCGATAAAAGTAAACCAATACAAACTTACAAAAGAGTTGGTAGTGGAATATTAGTTAAGGGCAAAGTTATACCTAATGGGCATGAACAGAACCCAATTGAAAAACCTGTGTATAATACAACAGGGTTTAAACCTACAAAGTTAAGTTAATTATGGCAGATAAAAACGCACCATCAAAGAAAAAATCTCTTGGTTATTACAACCCCGTAAAAAATAAGAAGAAAGAAGGGGCAGCAGCTGGAGGGGGAATGACTAAAAAAGGTGTAGCTAAATACAGAAAAGACAATCCGGGCAGTAAGCTTAAAACAGCAGTTACCAAATGTGATGTTAAAGTAGGTACAAAAGCATACAAAAGACAAAAAGCATTTTGCAGTAGATCAAGAAGTTGGACTGGTGAAAGAGGTAAAGCCGCTAGAAGAAGATGGTGCTGCAGTAGACACAGATAATTATGTATAGAAACAAACCACAGGGTCTTGGAGACTCAATAGAAAATTTTACAACAAAAACCGGAATAAAAGGTTTTGTAGACAAAGTATCAACTGGATTGAATATCCCGTGTGGATGTGAGGGCCGAAGAGAAGCTATGAATAAATTTTTCCCATATAAATACAAATAGCATGAAATTTTTAAAAAAAATTAAAAATCACCCTTTTAAAATGGATAACTCTATATCTAGTGTTATTGATCCAAGTAGAAGTATGGGCGGGTTATTTAAACCATTAACAATACAGGATTTTAATAAACAGCAAGCAGATATACGTAAAGAACAGCAAGCTATGAATAGTGAAATGTTAGAGCCTTCTTTCGAAATTACATTTCCTAATTTTGATGCAAACGAATCTCCTACTAATTCAGATGTTGTAAATCCTGCAGAAACTTCACCAAGCGCTCAAACTAAAGCAAAAGTAACTGCATACAATGAAATAAAAGATGCTAGATTAAAGTCTAGAGCTACTAATAGATTAAGAAGAAATGACAAAAATAAAGACGGTAGCACTAAAGAGGAATATGCTAGTAGAAAACAAACAAGAAAAAATAGAAAAAGCGAAATAAAAAAAGCTAAAGTAAAAAGAGATAAAGCATTAATAAAAAACATAAATAACAAAAAACAATAATCATGCCAGACAAAAAACAAAAAGCCAAGGCAAAAGCTATAGCAAACGGGTTTGATCCCGTTGCAGCTGATAAGGTGTTTAAAATGAAATCACCTGAAGTTGCCTATATGGCAAAAGTAGCAGGTAGCCCAGCAATGGAAATGGACAAAGTAATGTACCAAGACCCTGAAGACAAAAAAACAGAAATAATAGGTGGTCAGCCTCAATTTGTAAGACAAAAATTTGACTCTTATAGAAAAGAAATATCCAGTACAAGAAGTAACTATGACGGAGCTAGAATGGCTAAAAATTATTTAGGAGGCAGGGGAAATAGAGCTTCCGAAATACCAACAAGAGAAGCTGTTGGCGGTGGAAAACAAACCAGTGCAGATTATGCTGTAATTAAAGGAATGGTGAAAGATTCTTTAACAATGGTAAACAAAGGCCAAGGATTTAAAGCTCAGCAATTGTATGGCAAGGATTTAGGAAAAGACTTTAAAAAATATGGTAATAATCCTGAAGGTTTAAGTAGCTTAAAAGCGCATACAATGTACAATCTTAGAAGAAGTGGCGTTACAGATGGTAATTATAGTAAAGAAAGAAAACCATACCCAGGACAATTTTTCAGCGGAGGTAATATACCTACGAATGCACCTTATTTACAGAAAAACCCACAAGAAATGGATGGGGGTAATCTTAAAAAATTCAAAACAAAATTTTATAGAGATGATCAAACTTCTAGCCGAGCTAGAAAAGAAGATGCAAGTAATGTTCTTAAAAGGGCTTTTAAAAGAGGACGAAATGCTTTTGAACAAAATTAAGTAAATTTTTGCTTAAATTAAATTAAATTAAATTAAATTAAATTATGAAAAAAACAATTTTATTAATAGCTCTGCTGTTTAGCGGAACTATATTTAGTCAAGACTATCAAGGACTATGGGCTGATACCCAAGTAGAAGACAATTATGTAGCTATATCATATAATGAAAAAAATGGATACGAGTTTACAAATTTTTCTTTTGCGGGGAATAACTTAATCAAAGAAGAGGTGTTAAGCGTTGAAAACGATTTAATACTAGTTTATGAAGAAGATGAGTATAAAGATATAGACACTCTATCGATAAAAACAAAAATTGAACATGTAAATATTGATGAGTGGGTGGTATATGCAGAATATAGATTTGTAGATGAATCGATTATAGAAGTGCTCTATACTGGTGATTATCATGCAACCCATAATCTTATTAGAAAAGAAATAAAATAATATGTCTAAAATATTATCTAAACTATTTGGTAATGCTGGCGGTGTAGTTGTAGACAAGCTGGCTGGCGTTGCTGATAAGTTTATACGAACTAAAGATGAAAAAGCTGAGTTCGAAAAAGAAATGACGCAAATATTTATAGAAGCAGAAAAAGAAATGCAAAAGAATGTTACCGAAAGATGGAAAGCAGACTTGGAGCATGGAAACTGGTTAACCCGTTCGGTTAGACCTTTAGTATTAGTATTCTTAATTGTAACTACTGTATTAATGGTTTTTATTGATTCTGGTTCTATAGAATTTACAGTTGAAGAAAAGTGGACAGACTTACTTCAGCTAGTTTTAATAACTGTAATCGGCGCATATTTTGGCGGACGATCAGTCGAAAAAATAAGAAAAAAATAATGCCTAGAATTAAAAACCTTTCTGTAGATAATACTATCAATAATAATGATAAGCTTTTAGGTACAGATGGTACAACTGGCCAAACAAAAAATTATAAAATTGAAGATTTAAGAAAATTTATAAGAAAAGGGTCTGTTTATACACATCATCAAAATACAGCATCAAATACTTGGACAATAAATCATGATACTGAATCCTTTCCAAGTGTTAGCTTAAAATTCTCAAGCAGCGATGAAGTCTATGAAAATGTAGGCGCATTTGCTGGCGTAAAATACAACAACAACAATACTATAACAATAACTTTAGCGGCTGCAGAAAGCGGTTACGCATACTTAAACTAAAACTATGGCAATACCATTTTTAAATCACTTAGACTTACGAGATGTATCAGAGCTGCAAAACGCTATTTTACATAAAACAACCTCTGGCGCAGCAGCAAACGTAAGGGGTAAATTAATATACGATACTGGAACTAATACAATAAAGTACTATTCACACCCAGATGGTGGATCCGGGGAATGGGTTTCATTAACAGGAGATACAAACACATTTAGAACTGTTCAAGCAGATGGTTCTTCAATTGGCGCTACTGAAACATTAAACTTAATCGGTGGTACAAATATAACATTATCTGAATCAGGCGGTGCTATTACAATTGATGGAGCTGCCGCAATGAAATTTTTCTTAGAAGATGGCGAGGGGACCGAAAAAACAATAAATCATAATAAAGAAGTTAAATTTACTGAAGGTGGCGGAGTTGACATCACCTGGACTGGAACTGGTACAGGTGGGGACACTGATCCTTTTACTTTAGAGTTCAGAAATACAGACAAAGGTTCTGGTCAAAATATATTCAAAACAGTTGCAACAAACCCAGCGCACAGTGGCTCACTTACTTTTGCATCAACAAGAAACCTTGAGGCTGATAGTAATAATGATACTTTAAAATTATTTGACGGTACTGGTATTAAAATTGAAGGTGCTTCCCAAGATGATATAATTAGAATAAGAATTGCAGATGGTGGGGTAGACACATTACAATTAGCTGCTGATGCTGTTACTGGCGCTAAAATTGAAGATGATGCTATTAACTCAGAACATATTACTGATGGTTCTGTTGATAATGTACATTTAGCTAATTCTAGTATGACTGTTAATGGAACAGAAAGAAACTTAGGTGATTCTTTTACAACTCCAAACGACGATGTTAGTGAAGCAAATTTAAAAAGCAGATTAGCCGGGTTTGATTCTGGTGATACTGTTTATATTGGGGATGGAGATAATGATACAGTAGTAGTTGTTAGAGGTACACTTACGGTTGAAGGTACTACAACAACTGTAAATTCTGAAACATTAACAGTTGATGATAATAAAATTGTTCTTAATGATAATGTAACTGGCACACCAACTGAAGATGCTGGTATTATAATTGAAAGAGGTAACCAAACTAATGTTGAATTAAGATGGGATGAAACTGATGATGATTGGGAATATACAGCATTTGATCATGCCTCAACCCCAGCCCTTACTACATATAAAATACCTAGAACATTTGCAACAACTATCGGTGATGGTTCGGCTACATCAATAGCTGTTACCCATAATTTAGGTTCAAAAGATGTGATAGTTCAATTATTTGATGTTAGCTCTTATGAAACTGTTTATGCTGATGTTGTAAGAACTAATAACAAGCAAGTTACAATGACATTTGGATCTGCTCCTGCAAATGGAGATGTTCGTGTTCTTATTAGTACAGTAGGTTAATAATATAAAAATAAAATATAGCGGTGCTTAGGTATCGCTATATTCAATACAATTAAGTAATATGGCAATACCATTTCTTTCTGACATTAGACTTCCATCCGCTGGGAAGGTATATTTATGGACTGGCCATAACGACAACTTTTTAAAATATGATTTGTGGCAAGCTTCGGCTTCTGCAGGTATGACTATCAAAAATATTGCCAATTCTGGCTCTATATTTTTTCAAACAAATTCTACAACAGCTTTAACGCTAGACTCATCCCAAAATGTAATTGCAGCTGATGCTTTTACAGGTAAACTTCAAGGGGCAGTTACGGGTGCGCCAGACGCTACAATTTGGCGTGTTAGTGGTCAATATACTAATTGGGGTATTTTTTACGATGAAGGAACACCTGATAAAATTCAATTTAAAGCAAGCGGAACTGTAACGTCTACAATTGCTTTAGATAATGGAGATATAACAACTTCAGGTATTTTAGATGTTAATGGAACAGGAACCTCAACTTTTGCAGGACCAGTATCAATAACTCCCCCATCATCTACTGGATGGCAAGGCCTTACTATTACTGGGTCCGGTACCAGTCACACACAAGGCGCTATTATACTTAAAAGTTCAACTACAGATACTCCAGAAGCCAGAGGTCAGGGTGTATTTATGTTTAATGAAGGTGATGATGTTACATGGTACATGGGTACTAGATACCAAGATGCAGATGAATGGCAATTAGGTAGAAAAACAGGAACATCTATAGATACTTCTGCCGCTGCAACAGATCAAGCACTTATAAAAGTTAATAGCACTGGTAATGCAACTTTTACAGGGGATATAGCTGTTGGGCCAAAAAGCAATGCAACTGTACAGGTTTCAGAAAGTGGTAATTCAACAGTAAAAATGTTAGCAGGGAGTGTAGGTAGAGTTGGTACGTATAGTAGTCATAATTTAAATTTAATGGCTAATAGTAACACTGTATTAACATTAGATACATCACAAAATGCAACTTTTTCGGGTAATGTAGATATTTCGGGTACTAAGATTACTATGGATACTATAATGCTGCAAGACGCAGCTGGTGGTAGATTAGGTTTTAATAGAGATACAAGCAATGGTGATATACACGATTCTAGTTACAACGCTTATCAAATACAAAATAATACAGGCGCAAGTCAGGGCGGTAAATTAGAAATACAAGAATACAATAGTAACGGGGTTTATGTAGCTTCAACTTTTATTACTGGAAATAAATTATACTTAAATGACTATGTAGTTCATAATGGTGATGAAAATACTTATTATGGATTTGAAGCATCTGATACATGGAGAGTTGTTGTTGGTGGCGCAGAAGCTTTAAATATAAATACTTCGCGAATTAGAACTAACAAGCACATAGAACCCGCGGCTGATTCAACATATAACATAGGTACTAACTCTGTAAGATTTTCAAACGTGTATGCCGATACATTACATGGTACTGTTGCATTATCTTCAGAAGCAAGTAACTTGGGTTCTTTTGATGACAGAGATATGGCCCCAGAGGATATGTCTTTTAGTGATGATTTAAAATTATTCTTTGTTGAAAAATCAGGTATAGAAGGCGGAACAGTCGGAAGCAATTGGCAAGACGCATTATTTATTAGTTCTTATGTTGATTCTTCAGGTGGTAATCCTAACCTATTAGCTTTTGATAAAAGTGAAAAGAAAATATATCATTATCAAGCCAGCGCAACCGCTACAAGCTGGGGAACACCAAAAGAATTAGCATATACAGATAGTGTTTTAGATTTAAATGGAGGCACTTTAAGTGGTGATATTGCTATGGGTAATAATGATATTACAGGTGTTGATAGAATTGCCTTTGATGATGGTATAGAGTTATATGGATCTGGCAATAATAATTATTTAAGATTTAGATCATTAAGTACTGCTAATGGAGGTATTCATTTTTATGATGGAGACAATACTACACAAGGTTATTTATATTATGATGGAGGCGCTACCTCTGCAATTGGTTTCTTAGACGGTACTGGTTCTTGGGCGGTAAGATGTGTAGAAAACCAATATGTAGAATTAAGATATGATAATTCTGTAAAATTTAGAACTTCAAACACAGGTGTTAATGTAACAGGTAATATGGCTGCAACTAACGATGTTTCTGGCGCAGGAGATTTATCTATAAGAAATGTAAAACTAAATCAAGGTAATTCACCCACTATTACATTAGGTGTAGTTAATAGTTCAACTGGTAATTCTAAAATTCAGTTTTATAGTAAAAATAGTGGTAATGCAAATGGTTACGCTGTACAATATAATAAAGATACTAATATTGATAGATTAGAATTTATTGATGGCAGTGGTACTGCAAACATTAAATTTATTAATGGTGGTGCTGCAGAATTTGCGGGAAGTGTAACAGCAACACAAATTAATACAGGACAAGGTGCTACAGAGGTTCATTTAATGAATCAAAATCTTAGAACAACTGATGATGTAACATTTGATAATTTAATTGTAACTGGTAATATAACAGTTACTGGTGATTTAAACACAGTTAGTGTTACTGATTTAGATGTTTCAGATAAAACAATAACTGTTGGTGTAGGGCAATCCGAAGCAAACTCAGGTGGTTCTGGGTTAAAAGTATCTGGACCAAGCACACAGCCAAGTATACTTTGGGATGAAGGCAATGACACTTGGGATTTTAATTATGGTATACATGTTAGCGGACAATCAGTTTTTGAAGCATTAGACGCTTCTGAGAGTATTATTCAACATTTAAGATGTAGCAATGGAAATAATGCTGCAACTTTTAGAACTTCTGCAAACGGTCATGTATTTGAAATAAGATCACAAAATAATGGATCAATAAAAATAGATTCATCAAACACATCTTTTACGGGCTACGTAAATGCTGCAAATGGATTTAGAATGGATTCAGGCCAAGCAATAGATTTTGTAGATAGTAATATTGGTTATAATTCTATAAAAAGGAATACTACATTAGGCGGTATACAAATAACTACTGGTGGAAATTCTTCTATGAATTTATTAGACAACGGGAATGTTGGAGTTGGAGGAGCGCATAATCCAGGCAGTAAATTTCAAGTTGATGATTATACTGTTGGTTCAAATGGTAGTCAAACTATTTATGGAAATATATCTAGTTTTTCAGATAGTGGTTCAGAAAATTTGTTTTTAGGTATTAAAAACGCTTCATATCCTAATAGAGGGTGGGCATTTAATCCGGTTAATAGCGGTGTAAATTGTGATTTAGTTATTAAAGAGCATGGATCTACCGCTGAAAGAATGCGTATTAAATCAGGAGGAGTAGTAACTATTAATGATACAGGTGAAGAAGGCTGGTCAGGTAATAAGTTAAACATTGGAGATACTGGTGATACAGCTTCAGGTATAAATATACTCACATCAACAACAGGTAATGCTTATATTTTATTTTCAGATGTAGTAGATGATAGCGCGACTGAATATGCTAATCAAATAAGATTTAGTCATACCGATAATTTCTTATCAACAAATATAGGTGGAACAGAAAGAATGAGGATTAATTCTTCAGGGGATGTCGGAATCGGAACGAGTAATCCTACCGCAAAACTGCACGTTAATGGTAATTTAGAACTACAAGCTTCTTGGCAAATTGGTAGTAATGATGGTAGTTACTGGCAAAGAATAAGAACAGTTGATTCTTCATCTGCAACCGCGCAAGCATTTAATTTTGAAACAAGAAATGGTTCTGGGTCGTTTATTACTCATGCAACTATTTTAAACAACGGTAACGTAGGTGTTGGAATTGCCCCTGTAGCAAAACTGCATGTTTATCAAAATGATTCAGCCGACGATACAACAGCTGGAGTTACTATAGAACAAGATGGTACAGGCGATGCTGCTTTGTCTTTCCTGCTTTCAGGTACAAGGAGATGGAGATTAGGAATTGATAATAATGACTCTGATAAATTTAAAATATCAGACTCTACTAATTTAGCTACAAGTAATAAATTAACAATAGATACATCTGGTGATGTAGGTATCGGAACAACTTCCCCTACTAGAAAATTAACTGTAATTGATGCTGGCTCGGCTAATGGGTCACAAAATATTACAGCCCAATTTTCAAATCAAACCTCAGGTGCAACTTCTAGCGCAATATATATAGGTGCTAGTTCGGGTGCTGATTGGCTTATAGGTAAAAACATATATGGTGTCACTAGTCAAACTTATTTCCAAATAGGTAATCAAGCTGGAACTACACCAGCTTTAACAATAGCACACACTACTAACAACGTTGGTATAGGAACTACTAGCCCAAGTGCAAAACTACATATTGAGGGGGGTGAACTTTTAATGAAAAACCCTAGTGGGAGCGCCGCACCTTCAATTAGATTTGAAGGAAATAGTGGTGGTACACAAAATGCGACATTAACTTTTGACCAATCTTCCCAAAACACCTTCACAATAGCAACGGGATATGTTAGCCCAACAGATTTAAACAGAATAAATATTGCACCAGCTGGTGACGTTGGATTAACAGTTATAGGTGGATCATCTAATACGCCTCAGGTCGGCATCGGCACTACTTCCCCTACATATAAATTAAGTGTTGCAGGCGCTATTTCAGGTAGTGGATTTGTTACATACACAAAAAATTATGGTTCATTAAACTCATCTGGGAATGCAGTGGCAGGAATAACAGCAGATGCAAATGGAAATGGTAGTTCATGTGGGTTTACATTTACATGCTTTGGAGGAGCTGGTAAATATCAAAAAGTGGTGTACGCTTGTTACAATGATTCTGGAACATGGAGGACTAAAAAAGTTATAGATGAAGGTACTAATGATTTAGACGTGGCTGCTTCAGCTGATGGTTCCACAATTACATTTACATTTAGAGCAACATCATCAACCCAATATTATACCCCAAGAGTAAAAGTAGAAGCAGAAGGCCACAATATAAATTCAACTTACGCATAAGATATGGCACAAATTAAAAAATTATCAACTGAATTACAAGTAAAAGATAAATTACTAGATACAAGTGGAGATGCGGGATCCAGCGGACAAATATTAAGTTCTACAGGTACTGGTACTAATTGGATTAATGCTGCAACATTTAGCGGCGGTACAGTTGCTAATGCAGCAACTTTTAGTAGTCTAGCAACTTTTAATAATGACATACTTGGTAATGGCCATATTTATGGTAGGGCTGTAGATGGTCAAAGTTCTAGACTATATAGATTTGGCGGTTTATATTTAACTTGGGACAGTGATAGCTATGGTACTAATGACTCCCATTCATTAAGATCCACATATGGCAATAACTTTACAGATAGTATTACATTAAACTCATATAATCACATAAGATTTAATATTGATAGTAATGACAATAACTCTACAAGTTATTTTGAAGTTGGTGATGGCGTTACTGATACTAGTAATGTTATATTTAGATTAAACCAAGACGGTAATATAAACACAACAGGTAATATAACTTTTGACAGCACAACAAACCATAGTTTAAATTCAGTAGTTAACTTAGTATTAAATGCTGATAGCGATTCTAATAGTAGCACTGCTTATAGAAATATAATATTTAAGAGTAGAGGAACTGAAACAGGAAGAATAGACTATGAAGGTAATGCAACTTTTACAGGGAATGTTGATTATAAACCTTACCATATCCCAAGTACTGGCGGTACTGCAGGTTGGTATAAAATAGGTGCATTATCAAGCTTTGGGCAAGGTGGGAACGTGGCTGTTATAGAAATAGAAGGGCATCAAGGTTATAACGCTGCAAATAATCAAGACTATTCTATTAAGCTATATTTTAAAACATCTAATGGAAATGGTGGCGGACCTAATAATCAAAATTTTAATTCTTGGTACGAAAGAACAGGATTAAATTCATCATTTATTGAGCTGGTATGGAAAACTTCAGCTAGCAACGTATATGATTTATATATGTATATTCCAACACATTCTCAATATGGTTATTATACAGTAAGAAAATCAACAGGTACATGGAGCCATTCAGGCACATCATCTAGTGATCCTGGCGCTAATAGTAGTACTATTTTAGAAGCAACACAATTATTTAATATAGATGGACCTTTAACAGTTGAGAGTACTGCAACTTTTGCAGGTAATATACAAGTGGGAGGATTCGATGATGGTAGTAACTATAGCGCGACGATAGGTTGGAACGCTGTTGATAGTGAGGCTGTAGGTACTAAAAGATCTAATTTAACTTTTGAGACTGGTCAAACTTCTGTTAATCAAGAAGATATATACAAGTGGTCTATAGCAATGATTGCTGCACCTGCTACTGTTAGTGGAGAGGAATTTGGATCTGATTTAGCTTTTTTAAGAAGCACTAGAAGTAACACATATACAGACGAACCTTCATTAACCTTAGGTAGAACAGGTAATGCAACTTTTGCAGGTAATGTAACTACTTCAACAGGTACTCTAACAATTAATGGCGGCACTGAAAATCTTTTAGGATCATTTGTTTCTACAGACAGTATTGCAGAAATAAGAATACAGGATAATAGTAAATATACGAGATTGCTAACTGTAGGCACTCAGTTTAAAATAATGCCAAATAATGGTTCTGAAACTTTAATATTAGACGGTAATAATGATTCAGCAACTTTTAAAGGCAGTTTAACTATGCCTAATTATATTATTCACGATGGCGACTCAGATACTCAGTTTGGTTTTAGTGGTGCTAATACTTTTATAGTACACACAGGTGGTAGTGATAGATTTAGTATTACTGGTGATGTTGGTGTAGTAGGAGCAACTGATTTCTTTATACCACAAGGTAGAAAATTATTATTAGATGGTGCTGGTGGTCATACTTATATAGAAGAAGAAAGTGATAGTAATCTTAAATTTTACGTTGGAGGTACTGAAGCAATGCTCGTTTCAAATGCTGGTACACATTTTACCTCAACTTTAACTATACCAAGCTACATATACCACGCTAGTGATCCTAGTACCGATACATATTTTGGATTTAGTGGTAACGACACTTTTGTAGTTTATACAGCAGCTGGTAAAGGAATAGAAATTGATTCAAATAGAAATGTAGATTTTACAGGATCTGTAGGTGTTGGTGTCGCGGGAGGTTCTAATGCTAAATTAGAAGTCGTTTCTGCAACTGGTGAAGTTTTCAGAGCTGATGCAGCTAGCGGTGCTTTTAGAATAGTTGCAGACCAAACAGGAGTAAATACTCAAGGTGTTTTAGCTCACGCGGGTAACGCAACTTTTTCAGGTGATGTAACAATTAGTGGTGATTTACAAGTTAGTGGCGAAACAACAACAACTAATGTTGTAAATTTAGATGTATCAGATAATATAATAGGTTTAAATAGAGGATCAACATCAAATGCTAATGATTCAGGTTTAATAATTGAAAGAGGTAGTACAGGTAATAATGCTGCTTTCTTATGGGACGAAGGGGATGACGCTTTTGTATTTGGTACAACAACAGCAAACCCAGCAGCAACTGGTAATATAACTTATGCTTTTGCACCTATAAAAGCTGGTAGTGCAACTTTTTCAGGTACAGTAACAGCTGACAATATTGTAAAAGCAACAAATGCTGGCACTGAAAACGCTATGCTTCAAGCAAGCGCTACAGGAACTGGTTATGCTGGTGTGTACTTAGACGCATCTAATGGGGATTTTAGTGGTAATGATTATTTTTCTATTGTACAAAAAAATGATTTATCCGTTGAATTCGATGTAAGAACGAATGCTGGTAATACAATATTTAAATCAAAAGGTGCTACCAACCTTACAATGGATGGTGCAAATTCAACTTTTTCAGGCGATGTATCATTAGGAACAGGTAAATCTATTTATTTAAGTGGAACTTCTGGATTAAGGTTATTACACGATGGCTCTAATGCTCATATAATTAATGGAGGTACTGGAGATTTAAACTTTAAAAATGACGCTTCTGATAAAGATATATACTTTACTGGTACAGATGGAAGTACTGCTGTAACTGCTTTAACCTTAGATATGTCAGAGGGTGGTAACGCAACTTTTGCAGGAACAATAACCACAACAAGCACAGCAACAGGGGCTATAACTCTTAATGGTGGTACTGGGGTATCAACTACAGGTGCTTTTATTTTAAGACAAAACGGTGATGGTTCGGGTAATGGTATGGCTATTACAAGTAGTCACGCTACTAGCCACAGAATATGGAAAGACGCTGATGGAGTTTTAAATATTGGCGGTAGTGGTAATCCAAATGCTTTTCAACAAGATATTACAGGTAATGTAACTATTGAAGGTGATGGTACTTTTTCAGGTGATGTTGGAATAGGCACAATGCCATCAGGTGGTCCACAAGCTGCTTTACATGTTTCTGGACCGTTTAACACTAATGCACCCACAGGTAATGGTGTTTTAATGGGGTTATATAATAGCACGCATGGCTATATACAATTAAATGGTACCTCTGGTGGTTATATAGATTTTTCTGTTTCAGGTGTAGATCATAAAGGTAGAATATTATATGATAATACCTCTAATTATATGCGTTTTGATACTAATGGTAGTGAAAAATTGCGCATTGCCTCTAATGGTAATGCAACTTTTACAGGCGCTGTTACAGCTACGGCTTTTGGATCTACAAATATAGTAACAAATAAAGTTGTTAAATTTGATGGAACTTATTTCAATGATTCTACTATTACAGATACTGGCTCAGCAATTACATTAGGCTCAGCAACAACAATTAGTAATAAACTTTTTGTTGATGGGGGCTATGGTGTTCAAAAAGGAACATATGCTGAAAGAACTTTTACATCAGGTTATTTTGCAAATGGAACATCTAATCTAGGTATACTTCTAGAATTACAAAATGTTGCAATACAGGGTATGCTTAAAATAACTTTATCCGGCAGTTATTCTCATCAAAATATAACAGGTGAGCTTGAAGTTATAATACCTTTTGGTTTTAATCCTGGCTCAGGAAATAGTAGTGGTATTTGGGGTAATGGCTCAAATAAAGCAATTAGAGCAACAGGTGGAATAGGCGATGCATTCACTGTCGGTGATTTAGCTTGGAGTCCTTCAACACAAAGACATTATATACCTATATATAAAATAAATTCGCATGGTAACTCTGTAAAAGTTAGAGTGCAATATTTTGGTGGTAGTGCGCAAGAAATTGAAAACTTTAATTTAACATCACCAGCTGCAGTAACAATACCAACAGAATATCAAACAAAACATAAATCAATAACACAAGGAGATTTAGATTTAAAAGGTGACTTATATATACCAGGATATATAAATCATACTGGTGATTCTGGGACTGCAATTGGATTTGATGCTAACGATGTTATAAGATTAAAAACAGCTAGCTCAACAGCATTGCAAATTGATTCAAGTCAAAATGTAAAAGTTGTAGCTGGTAAGTTACAAATTAGTGGTGATAATGATCATTTTGTAGAACTTGTACAAAGTGGTGATGGTGATTTTACTATTGATGCACCAGATGATCTTAGGTTAGACGCAGGAGGTGGTGATGTAGTATTAAGAGCAGGTGGTACTGAATACGCTAGATTAACACATAACAATACAGGTTTAAATGTTACAACATCAGAATCGAATTCTAGTATATATTTATCACCAAATGGAACAGGTAATGTATATGCAAGTACAGATACTTTTATTATAACCGCAACAGAAGGTGAAATTGCAAAATTATTATTAAGAACAGACGAGGGCGATGACAATGGGGATGATTGGTACATACAAAACCACACCAATAATAATTTATTATTTACAAATGATAGAACAGGTTCACAATTAGCAAATCTAACATTAACCCCTCAAAGTCCTTCAAGTAGTGCAATAGCAACTTTTGCAGGTGATGTAGTAGTTGGAAATAGAATTCAAACAGCGGTTGGGAGCTCGGGAGCCCCAACATATACTTTTACTGGTAAAACTGATACTGGTATGTATGCTCGTGATCACAGTAGTAATGATAGATTAGCGTTTTCAGTAGATGGTTCGGAAAGAGGTTATTTTGATTCAAATGGTTTTCAAGTAGTAGGCAATGTGTATCTAAACTCAGGTAATTCGTTTAGAAACTATTCTGGTGTATGGGCTGCTACAACAGGTCAGACAGGTAATGGATTTACATTTTCTAATACAGCAGATAACAGCGGCGCTGTATTACTAAGTATTACATCTGACTCTTCTTCGGCTTCGGCTTCAGTTGCAACTTTTTCAGGTAAAGTTAGTGTTGGAGGTGGTGATATATCAACAGCACAAATGGCTTTAAAAGGTCAACAAAGTTTATTGAGTTTTATTAGAGGAACTTCTGGTGATGCTCAATTTTTTATGAGCTCTGACTCATCAAAATTATACTTTACACATACAGATATACAAAGCACTAATCAAATTTTAACATTAAACTCAAGCGACGAATCTGCAACTTTTGCAGGTGATGTATTATTAGGAGATGGACAAAAAGCTAAATTTGGTGATAACCCAGATCTACAAATATATCATAACGGATCACATAGTTTTATACAAGATGTAGGTGCTGGTGATTTAAGATTATTAGCGAGCTCAATAAAATTACAAAATACTTCTGAATCTAATATATTAACATTAGCTAGTGATTTATCTGCAACTTTTGCAGGTTCTGTAACTGCTTCGGGAGATATTATTGCAAGTGGTCAAGCATCACCTACAATAAGTATATCAAGTAATACCGCGGGTACAGGTAAAACTTATTCTTTAATATCAAGATTTGATGGAGACTTTGAGATTCGAAATGGTAATACAAATTTTTTATTAATTGATGGTACAGCAAATAGCGCAACTTTTGCAGGTGTAGTAATAGCTCCATTAGGAAATAAAGGTGCAGCATCATATAGTTTTACTGGAGATACAAATACGGGAATGTTTTCAGATTCTGCTGATACACTGAAATTTGCAGCGGGAGGCAATACTATGCTCCATGTAAATGTAAATGCAGGAAAAGTAGGAGTTGCTGGAAGTTTAACAGTGTCTTCAGATATTGAAGATAGAGACATACCTTGTTTGTTTAATAGTAATTGGTATGACGGAACATCTAACGCGATATTACTAGTGCCATTTAATAGACATGATAATGAAGCAACAGTTTCTAGTAAATCATATTATCATTACTTAACTATGCCCGCTGCTGGAAAAGTAACTAAAGTTGTTATGAGAACCGTAACAGGTAGCGCAAGTAGCGGCATGACAACACAGCTTTTCCTTTATGTAAATGGTTCACAGGTGACTAGTAGCTCAGAGTTAACCATTTCAGGCAGTACAATAACATGGTCACCAACATCAAGTAATACATTCGCCGAAGGAGATGAATTGAGTTTTGGTTACCAAAAAAATGCGTCAGGAAAAACATGGGATGGAGTTTCTATGGGAATTATAGTAGAATTAACAGATTACGATATATAATATGGGATATTTTGAAAATTTAAACACGGCAAACCTTAATCTTAAAACAGATGGAGAGGTAAGATATGTAAACGGAGGATATACACTTGTTCCTTGGATGGAAAGCTTAGACGATGATTTATACCAAGGTTGTATTGACGATCTATTAAAAATGAATTGGGCACATTATAAGTTATATTTAGTTGGAGGTCTTTTACAAGGCTGGAAAACAACTGATATAGATATTTGCATAACAGGAGAAGTTGATGAAAATTTACCAGTTTTAATGAAAGCAGCAATGAAGTTAGGCCCCTTTGACATGTATTATGTAAAGTCTTTAGATGATATAAAAGGAACAGGCAATAGAATATGGGAATTTGCAAAACCTGATTGTAAACCACATGAAGGATCAGCTAGATGGCACGGACAATGGAAAGCTGATGGTATGTTCTGGATGACTGAAAAATTTGATCCTAAAGGTAGAACTTACGATAAAGAACCTTTAGCATTAAATTAATAAAGTAAAAATTACGTAAAATACGTAATGATATAAACATAGTAATAACAATTAAAATTAAATTTTATGACAAAGAAAACAGATGATTTAAAAATCACAGACGAAGAATTAAAACTAATTCAAGAAAAAGTACAAGAAATTAATAATTTGCAAATGCAAGTTGGTGGATTGGAAATTCAAAAACAAATGGGTGTAATGCAAGTTAACCAAGCACAAGCTCAATTAGGAGAGTTACAAAAAACGCTTGAAGAGAAATATGGTAAAGTTTCAGTTAACTTAACTGACGGCACCATAAAAGAGATTGAAGAAGATGAGCCTAATAAGGAAGATTAGTATAGGTAGAGATTATAAAAATGATGCAATGCATTATTCCGTTGGACAAGAAGTTTACGGTGGCCATACAATAGATTCAATTATTGAAGAAGATAATAAATTTTCTATTTTTATTAAAAAAAAGAACGAGGTTTTACCTTGGAAAGATTTTAATAAGAATATGGCTGTTGCAGTTGAATATAATTTAGAGTATTAATGCGTAGTGTTTTTGACTTTATAATCAAACCAAAAAATAAAAGATACGACAATATAAAACAAATCGATGATAAAGAGCTGATATTAAATTCAGAAATATCTGATCATCGATATGTAAGTCGTGTTGGTGTAGTTTTATCAACTCCTAAACTAGAAAATACCGAAATTAAAATAGGTGATGAAGTTATTGTACATCATAATGTTTTTAGAAGATGGTATGATGTTAGGGGTGTAGAACAAAATAGCAGAAGTTATTGGGAAGATAATAAATATTTTGTTAAGTCAGACCAAATATTTTTATATAAAAGAAATAACAAGTGGTATTCGCCAAAGGGCTATTGTTTTATTAAACCAATTGAATCAAATAATATATTATTAGAAAAAGAAGTTCCATTAAGGGGTATTATCAAATATGTTGATAAAGAGCTTAAAGATATAAATAAAGAAGATTTAGTTGGATTTACACCGAGCAGTGAATATGAATTTATTGTTAACGGTGAAAGATTGTATAGAGTATTAACTAATTCAATATCTATTAAGTATGAACGTCAAGGAAACGAAAAAGAATATAATCCAAGCTGGACATAGAGCGGTCGAAGAACTTATTAAGGTTGCCAAAGAAGCTATTGTAGATTCAGATGATGATATATCAGCTGATAGGTTAAAAAATGCAGCCGCTACTAAAAAGCTAGCTATATTTGATGCTTTTGAAATACTTAATCGAATACAAGAAGAGGAAAATATGTTAAATGATAAACCTAAGGAAATTAAAAAACAAAATGTTTTTAAAGGGTTTGCTGAAGGAAGATCTAAGTAATGTATAAACAATCATTATATAGCGTTATAGAGCCTATAAAAATCAATACGATTAAAAGGCTTAATAAAGCAAAAAAGTGGAAATACGGCTATAATAAGGAGCACGACGTTGTCGTTATAAGTAAAACGGGAATGATTGGTGAGATATATGAGATACAAAATCTTAAAATAGCTTTACCAAAACAAAAAAATATATATAAATTTGAAAATAACAAGTGGGGAAAGTTTGAATATCCAAAACCTTTAGAAAGAATTAAAAATGTTTTAGATTTTAAACAATATCCACAAGAATTTAAAGAAAAGTGGTATGATTACATCGATAATGAGTTTATCCGTAGGGAAGAAGGTTTTTGGTTTTATAACAAAGACGTTCCTACTTACATTAGTGGTACTCATTACATGTACTTGCAGTGGTCTAAGATTGACGTCGGGGCACCAGAGTTTAGGGAGTCAAATAGATTATTCTTTATTTTCTGGGAAGCTTGTAAGGCAGATTCACGATCCTATGGGATGTGTTACCTTAAGAACAGGCGTTCCGGGTTTTCTTTCATGGCCTCAGGAGAGGTGGTTAACTTGGCAACCATATCAAGTGACAGTAGGTATGGTATATTATCCAAGTCCGGTGCTGATGCAAAGAAGATGTTCACAGATAAGGTGGTACCCATATCAGTTAATTATCCCTTCTTTTTCAAACCGACCCAGGACGGAATGGACCGTCCAAAGACCGAACTTGCCTACCGTGTCCCCGCAACCAAGTACACCCGTCGTAAACTTACCGCCGCCCCCACCGCAGCCGATGAAACCCTGGAGGATCTCAAGGGACTTGACACGACCATCGATTGGAAGAACACCGGTGACAACGCCTATGATGGGGAGAAACTCAAACTCCTCGTACATGATGAATCGGGGAAGTGGGAAAAGCCCAACAACATCCTCAATAACTGGAGGGTCACGAAAACCACATTAAGATTAGGAAGTAGAATAATCGGAAAATGCATGATGGGCTCAACAAGCAACTCATCAGATAAGGGAGGCGAAAACTTTAAAAAATTATACCATGACTCAGATGTTACCAAAAGAAACCGCAATGGACAGACTCGCTCAGGACTCTATTCTTTGTTCATTCCTATGGAATGGAATTTCGAAGGATTCATTGATTCTTATGGAATACCTGTATTCGAAACACCGAAAAAAGAAATTAAGGATTTCCACGGATCAATTATTGATGTTGGAGTTATTAGCCACTGGGAAAATGAAGTTGAAGGGTTAAAAGGCGACCAAGATGCTTTAAATGAATTTTATAGACAGTTTCCAAGAACTGAAGAACATGCCTTTAGAGACGAAACAAAAAATAGTATATTTAATTTAGCAAAAATTTACGAGCAAATTGATTACAATGATGAAGTCGCAAATCTGTCACAAGTTACCGTCGGCAGCTTTACGTGGAAAAATGGAATTAAAGACACAAAAGTCCAGTTTACGCCAAATCCTAACGGAAGGTTTAAAGTCAGCTGGGTTCCGAGTGTAAAATTACAAAATAATATTATAATTAAAAATGGTATAAAATATCCAGGCAACGAGCATATGGGTGCTTTTGGATGTGATAGTTATGATATATCAGGAACAACCGATGGTCAAGGCTCTAAAGGAGCTTTACATGGGTTAACTAAATTTAGTATGGAAAATGCACCTGCTAATATGTTTTTTCTTGAATATATAGCTAGGCCACAAACGGCAGAAATGTTTTTTGAAGATGTATTAATGTCTTTAATATTTTATGGTATGCCAATATTGGCGGAAAATAATAAACCAAGATTATTATATTATTTAAAAAGAAGAGGTTATAGAGGCTATTCAATGAATAGACCAGACAAAGCAAGAAATAAATTATCAGTAACAGAAAAAGAAATAGGTGGTATACCAAACTCAAGTGAGGATATAAGACAAGCCCACGCTGCTGCTATTGAAACATATATTAATGATTATGTTGGTATTTTATCAGATGGCGAATATGGTGATTTATATTTTAACAGAACACTTAACGACTGGGCAAAGTTTGACATAAATAAAAGAACAGCGTTCGATGCTGCAATTAGTTCTGGTTTAGCTATTATGGCTTGTAATAAAAATAAATATAAACCACACGCTGAAAGAATAAAACAAAAAGTAAATATTAATTTTTCAAAATACGAAAATAAAGGAAGTTTATCAAAAATAATAAAACAATAATATGGCTGAATCAGTTATGAAATCACATTTTCCAAGTCAAACCGTAGGAGACGACGTAAAGTTAAGTATGGATTACGGCTTAGAAGTTGCAAGAGCTATAGAAAATGAATGGTTTAAAAAATCTCATGGAGTAAATAGATTTTTCCAAAACCAAAATAATTTTCATAAATTAAGATTGTATGCTAGAGGAGAACAGTCTATTCAAAAATATAAAGATGAATTATCTATTAATGGTGATTTATCATATTTAAATTTAGACTGGAAGCCAGTCCCTATTATACCTAAGTTTGTTGACATAGTTGTAAATGGTATTGCGGAAAGAACTTATGACATAAAAGCATATTCACAAGACCCATTTGGAGTTAATAAAAGAACTCAATATATGGAGGGTATACTTATGGATATGAAAACTAAAGAGTTATCCGATTATGCTCAAAAAGAATTTGGTATTAACATGTACAATACCCCTGCGGACCAACTTCCTGAAAATAATGAAGAGTTAGAATTACACATGCAACTAAGTTATAAACAAGGAATTGAAATTGCAGAAGAGCAGGCTATATCAACTATATTTAATCAAAACAATTACGAGTTAACAAAGAAAAGATTTTATTATGATTTAGCTGTTCTTGGAATGGCTTGTGTTAAAAACAATTTCACACAATCTGAAGGAATAAAAATTGAATATGTTGATCCTGCAAATATTGTTTACTCTTATACTGAATCCCCGTATTTTGATGACATATATTATGTAGGTGAAATTAAAAACGTTAATATATCAGAAGTTAAAAAAGAATTTCCAAATTTAACAGATGAAGATTTAAAGAAAATACAAAGCCAGGGTAACGGGGACTACAATAGCTATAACAAATATAATTCCCAAGTTAATAATACAGATAATAATTCTATTCAATTAATGTACTTTAGTTATAAAACGTACATGAATGAAGTTTATAAAGTAAAAGAAACGGCAACTGGGGCGGAAAAAATTATTAAAAAATCTGACGCTTTTAATCCACCAATGGCTGAAGGATTAAAATTTGAGCGTATTGCTAAAAATATTGAAGTTGTTTATGAAGGTGTGTATTTACCAGGAGCTAAACAATTACTTAAATGGAATCTTTGCGAAAATATGTTGCGTGAAAAAAGCGATGTAAATAAAGTTAAACTTAATTATTCTATAGTAGCACCAAGATTGTATAACGGCAAGGTTGAGTCTTTAGTTAGTAGGGTTACTGGTTTTGCAGATATGATTCAGTTAACTCATTTAAAAATTCAACAAATACTTGCAAGAATGGTTCCGGATGGAGTATATGTAGATGCGGATGGATTAGCGGAAGTTGATTTAGGAAACGGCAGTAATTACAATCCACAAGAAGCATTAAATATGTTTTTCCAAACAGGTAGTATTATAGGTAGATCATTTACATCTGATGGCGATATGAACCCAGGGAAAGTTCCAATACAAGAAATAAGTAATAATTCTGGTACAGGAAAACTATCTGCTTTAATTAGCACTTATAATTATTATTTACAAATGATGAGAGATGCTACAGGGTTGAACGAAGCAAGAGACGGTAGTACTCCGGATAAGAATGCCTTAGTAGGTGTGCAAAAGCTTGCAGCGGCAAATAGCAATACAGCTACGAGACATATATTACAAAGCGGATTGTTCTTAACAGCTGAAATGGCTGAAAAAATATCATTAAGAATTTCTGATGTTTTGGAATATTCTCCAACAGCAAACGCTTTTATACAAAGCATAGGATCACATAATGTTGGAACTTTAAAAGAACTAGCAGAGTTGCATTTACATGATTTTGGTATTTTCTTAGAATTAGAACCAGATGAAGAGGAAAAACAATTATTAGAAAATAATATTCAAGTAGCAATAGCACAAAATAATATTGAATTAGAAGATGCTATTGATATAAGAATGATTAAGAATGTTAAACTTGCTAATCAACTTTTAAAATTAAGAAGAAAAAAGAAGCAAGAAAGAGACCAACAAATGCAACAACAAAATATACAGGCTCAGGCACAAGCAAACGCCCAAGCACAACAAGTTGCGGCACAAGCAGAAATACAAAAACAACAAGCGTTAACTCAAAGTAAAATACAATTAGAACAGGCTAAAAGTCAGTTAGATACTAATAAACTTTACAGAGAGGCTGAATTAAAGAAACAATTAATGCAAATGGAATTCCAAATGAACATGGCTTTAGCAAAAGTTAAAACCGAGGCGGAGTCCGGTGCAATGAACAAAAAAGAAGATCGTAAAGATGAACGTACAAAAATACAAGCATCTCAACAATCTGAATTAATCGACCAGAGAAAAACTGGTAGACCGCCTAAAAATTTCGAATCGGCAGGAAACGATATAATAAGCGGTAATTTTAACTTAGGTGCATTTGAACCTAAGTAATATATAAATTGTATAATCATATAATATTTTATTATGGCAAAAGAAATTAAAGCTAAAGTGTTAGACACAGGTGAGGAATTATCTGTGCAAGAAAAAGAAGAAGTAGTACAAAAAAATGCTGGATTCGATGAAGAGGCTGGTGTATATAAAGTTGACTACAGTAAAATTAATAATCAAGAAGATGCCGTTCAAGAACAAGAAACAGAAGATAGCGTGCCTAGCGGAAGCGTCGAGGTTGAGGAAACTGGGGAAGAAGTCGAAGTGGGATTGCAAGAAGTACGAGAAGAAGAAGAAGAAGTAAAGCAAGAGGAACCGGCAGAAGAAGAATCGGTATTACAAGAAATTACAGATGAAGAGGATTCAACTGACAATACGGGAGTGGAAGCAGGCACTGAAATTACCCAGCCCACACCGCAACAAGAAGAAGTATTACCGGAAGTTGAAGCACAAGAATCAATAGACTATCCAGAAAATATTCAAGACTTAGTTAAGTTTATGAATGAAACTGGTGGGGATTTAGAGGATTATGTTGCTTTAAATAAGGATTACGAAAAGTTCGAACAAATGGATTTACTACAGGAATATTATTCTCAAAGTAAACCTCATTTAACGCAGGAAGAAATAACATTTTTAATTGATGATAGTTTTTCTTACGATGAAGAAGTTGACGAACCTAAAGATATAAAAAGAAAAAAATTAGCTTTTAAAGAAGCTGTTGCTGAGGCTAAGTATAAATTAGAAGACGCTAAAGCAACATATTATAAAGAAATTAAAGCTGGGAATAAGCTAACGCCTGAAGCCCAGAAAGCTATGGATTTTTTCAATAGATATAATGAAGAAACCGAAGCTAATCAAAAAATAGCACAATCTCAAAGAGATGTGTTTAACAATAAAACCACTTCGCTTTTTAACGATAAGTTCAAAGGTTTTGAATACAATATCGGGGATAAGAGATTTAGGTTTAATGTGAAGAATGTAAATGAGGTTAGAGAAACCCAGAGCGACATCAATAACTTTACTAAGAAGTTCTTAGATAAAGAAAATAAGATGGCTGATGCTCCTGGCTATCATAAAGCTTTATTTACCGCGATGAATTCCGATGCTATCGCTCAACACTTTTATGAACAAGGCAAGGCAGATGCTATTAAGCAATCTGTTAAGTCTGCTAAGAATATCAACATGAGTCCTAGATCAGGACATCAAAATGTTGAAGCTGGCGGAATGAAAGCAAGAGTTGTTAGCGGAGATGATTTGTCAGGAATTAAACTAAAATTAAAAAACTATTAAAAACTTTTGAAAAATGGCAAACGATAATACGTTTACTGGCCCATTAGCCAGTAGTTTAGTTAGCCCAGCGTCGCAAAAAGTAACGCTGTCATCTAACTATTTAAATTTTCATGGTACAGATGGTAAGAATTGGTCACAACAATTTCTACCTGAATTGTACGCCCAAGAAGTTGAAAGATACGGAAACCGTTCTGTTTCTTCATTCTTGAGAATGGTAGGTGCTGAAATGCCTATGGCTTCTGATCAAGTTATTTGGTCTGAGCAGGGTAGATTACACTTGGCATATAAAGGAACTATTAACTGTACAAACGGTTTAGTTAATGCAATTAAAGACGTTGACAACGAATCAGGTTCTTCAATAGCTCACTCTGTAAGAGTTGGTGCTACTGTAGTAGCTTCTATCGTTGGAGCCGCTGGAACTGTAGTAGTTAAAGCTAAATGTACAGCTGTAGCTTCTGATAACCTTTCTTTAACATTATTACCTTACGGTGCTGAAAACTTTGATGATTTAGCAACATTAGCAGGTGGAGACACAGCTGTTGTTATTAGATTCTTTGTTTACGGTTCTGAATTTGTAAAAGGTTCTGATTCAATGACTGACGCTGTTGAGCCAAACTTTAAATCATTTACTAACAGACCAATTATTATCAAAGATCACTTTGAAGTTTCTGGTTCTGATACAGCTCAAATTGGTTGGGTTGAAGTAAGTGGTGAGTCTGGAATGGCAGGTTACTTATGGTATATGAAGGCTGAAGGTGATACTAGAGTAAGATTTGAGGACTATTTAGAAATGTCTATGATTGAAGCTGAAAAAGCAGCTACAGGATCTGGAACTGCTGCTTCTGATGTAGCTGTTCAAGGTACTGAAGGACTTTTATCTGCGATTGGAACTAGAGGTATTGTTGCGACAAACCAATTCAACGCATCAGCTGAATTATCAGAATTTGACGATTTATTAAAGGAATTAGATAAGCAAGGTGCTATTGAAGAAAATATGTTATTCTTAAATAGAGATGCAAATCTAGTTATTGACGACTTGTTAGCGGGATTAAACCCAGGTATTACAGGTGGTGTAAACTTTGGTGTATTTGAAAATTCATCTGACATGGCGCTTAACTTAGGATTCTCTGGATTTAGAAGAGGTTCTTATGACTTTTACAAAACTGACTGGAAATATCTTAACGATAAATCTACAAGAGGTTTAGTAGGAGGATTAAAAGGACTTTTAGTACCAGCTGGTACATCTTCAGTGTATGACCAAATGTTAGGTAAAAACGTTAGAAGACCTTTCTTACACGTAAGATATAGAGCTTCTGAAACTGATGATAGAAGAATGAAATCATGGATTACTGGTTCTGTAGGTGGAGCATCTACAACTGGTAAAGACATTATGGAGGTTCACTATCTTTCAGAAAGATGTTTAGTAGTACAAGCTGCTAACAACTTTATCAGATTTGACTCTTAATACTTAATTTAAAAGGAACGGGTGCTTCGGCACCCTGCCCTTTTTATTTTTAACTTTTATTATATTATATCATGGAAAAAACAAAAAAGACTAAGGTTGTAGAACCTATAGTAAAAAAGGCTGTGGAGCCTGTAGTAAAAAAACCACAATTTGTAGATAAATTATATGAACTTTCAATAGGTGAATCTCCTATAGTTTATATAATAAAAAGTAGAGGATGTTTATGGTTTGACAAAGAATTAGGCTATGAAAGAGAAATTAAATATTGTGAAAATCAAAAAACAATATTTGTAGATGAAATGAAAGGACCTCAAAAATTAAGCCATATTATGTTTAAAGATGGAAAATTATTTGTTCCAAAAGAAAAACAAACTTTACAAAAATATTTAGCACACCACCCAGATTTAAATAAAAAATTTAAAGAACATAATCCAGTGCAAATAGCTGAAAATGATATAGACTATTTAGAAATGGAAATTAAAGCTTTAAATCTAGCTCAAACTTTAGAATTGGATCATATTGAAGCAATTTTAAGAGCTGAGATTGGAAATGGAGTGTCTAAGATGACTTCTAAGGAACTTAAAAGAGATTGCTTACTATTTGCTAGAAGGAATCCTTTCTTATTCTTAGAATTAGCTAATGATGAAAATCTAAATATTAGAAATGTAGGTATAAAAGCAACAGAACAAGGTATTATTAAACTATCTAATGACCAAAGAACATTTATGTGGGGGTCAACTGATAGAAAATTAATTAAAGTTCCATTTGATGAAAACCCATATTCAGCATTAGCAGCTTACTTTAAAACCGATGACGGAATTGAAGTATTTCAAAATATTGAAAAAAAATTAAAGTAAAGCAATTGTAGGAAAAGGCCTGCGATTGTGGGCCTTTAACCTATAACAATAATATAATGGCAGTAAACGTAAACACAGTATACCAAAGAGTGTTAGCTATAACTAACAAAGAACAACGAGGATATATTACTCCTCAGGAATTTAACACAATGGCCAATCAAGCTCAGTTAGATATATTTGAGCAATACTTTTATGATTTAAATCAATTTAGTAGAATACCTGGAAATCAAACAGAATATTCTGATATAATGGAAATCTTAGAAGAAAAAATAAGTATATTTGAAAAAGTATTAATATCAGTTTCTGGAGGCACTACCTTGCCAGCTGATTTATACAGATTAGGTTCTATATTAACGAACTGTCCTACATGTAGAGAAGCAGAGCAAGTATCTCAAAAAGAATGGCTATATCTTCAAAAATCACCTATTGCTCAACCATCAAATGAATTTCCTATATTTATAAGAGACAACGCTGGCATAAAAGTATATGGTGATGTTAATACAACTACAAATTTAGCAACACAAATAACTAGTGGTGTTCATGCTAATTATATAAAAGTACCAGCAACAGTATCATGGGCTGCTAACAGCGGAACAGGATTATATAACTCAGCAAATTCTGTAAATTTTGAGCTGCATGAATCTGAGGAAACAGAATTAGTTAATAAAATATTAGCATTGTCTGGTATATTATTAAAGGACGGTAATCTTTACCAAACAGGCTCAGCCGAAGAAATGAAGGATATTCAACAAGAAAAAGCATAATAAATGGGATTTATAAATCAAACACATTATCAGTATTATACACCAGGGCAAAAATTTACTGCAACAGCAAATCAAACTGAGTTTCTATTAACATTAGATCCTTTGCCGTCAAACAAATCATTTATTATTGTTTTTATAAATGGATCTGAGGTAGACGACAATATATATAACTATGCATCATCTGGGAGTAATGCAGGTAAAGTAATATTTACATCTGGAAGAACTGTTGGGGATTTTATAGAGGTTAAGTTAACAACGCCTTCTGGAGGTTATAGATATATATCTTTATCGGATATAGTTAATAATTTTATGATTTCTTATGTTGGTAAAGATAAAATAATACCTAGAGTTAAAAGAACAGATGTTTTGTTTCACGCAAAAAGAGGGCTACAAGAGTTTAGTTATGATTTAACTAAAGTTGAAAAAATACAAGAAGTTGAAGTTGGTAGTTCTTTATCAATATTAATGCCACAAGATTATGTAGATTATGTTCAAATATCTAGAGTTGATAAGGCTGGTGTAGAAAGACCTTTATATCCTATAAGATTTACATCTATACCAACAGAATCTATATTACAAGATTCAGAAGCTGCATATTTATTTGATGATGACGATAGTTTGTTAACTCAAACACCAACTACCCAAACAAGATTCAAAGATAATAACAGTGGTAATTTTACAGGACTATTTGATAACGATGTAAACAACGACCTAGAAAGAGCACATGAAAGAATATCTGAGTATGGTGGAAGATTTGGGTTGGACCCAGAAATTGCTCAAAAAAATGGTAATTTCATGATAGATGAATTAAATGGTAAATTTCATTTTACATCTGATTTAGCTAATGCTATAATAACAATAAAATATATTTCAGATAGTATGGGTACTGATTCTGAAATGAAAGTACATAAATTTGCTGAAGAAGCGTTATATAAGCATATTGTATATTCTATAGTAAGTGCTAGAACAAATTTTCCAGAATATGTAATCCAAAGATATAAAAGAGATAGATTTGCATCAATAAGAAATGCAAAGTTAAGGTTAGCAAACTTGAACCCTAAAGAGCTTGTTCAAGTAATGAGAAATAAATCTAAAGTAATAAAACACTAAAGTATGCCAGAAATTAAAAATGCTTTTATACAAGGTAAAATGAATAAAGACCTTGATGAAAGATTGATTCCTAATGGTGAATATAGAGACGCTGTAAATGTTGATGTTGACTTTTCAGAAGGTAGCGACGTTGGAGCGTTAAAAAGTATTTTAGGCAATACGCAAAGAGATACAATAAGTTTATCTAATGCAAAATGTATTGGTACCGTAAAAGATATTGAAAATAATAAAATATATTGGTTTATTACATCATCAGCAAAAGATTTAATAGCAGAGTGGGATTATCAAGCAAACACATACGATACAATAATAGTTGACCAAAGTAATATATTAAATTTTAATACTGCTAATTTTATAACTGGTGCAAATGTTATTGATGGTATTTTATTTTTTACAGATAATTTAAATGAACCAAGACAAATAGATATTGAATATTGGAGAGGCCAAACTTCTGGGTCAGCTGGAACCAGCTCAGGATTAAGTGCGGAAAGAATTACTGTTATTAAAAAATCTCCATTAGCTGCGCCAACTTTAGAAATGAATAGCTCGGCAAGAGGTGGAAATGGAACAGCAGGTAATACAGCTATATTTGTAGATGCTAATTTAAGTACTGAAACCACTAGTGCTGGTAATTTAGGAACACCTAGGGATTCTGGATATACAATTTCTTCATCACAAGCGGGAGTTAGTAAGTTTAAAGTAGCTGGTGGTACAGCTACAAACCCTAATTATCAAGCAAATGATGTTGTTGTATTAACACATAAATATACAGAATCTGATGATACTGTAAAAACAATTAAAGTTAGAATAAAACTAGCAAGTAATTATACCCAAGGCAGCGGTACTAATGTTGGCGCTTTTTCAAATGCTGAAATACTGACTATATCTGAAAGGGTTCCTCGGGAAGCTGCTTTATGGACATGTATATTAGAAGAAGAGGAACCATTGTTTCAAGAAAAATTTCCTAGATTTGCTTATAGATATAAATATAATAATGGACAATATTCTTGTTTTTCTCCATTTTCTAATGCCGCGTTTTTACCAGACCCAACAGTAGGGGCAGGTACTGGGATAGAGTATGACGTAAAAGCGGGATCTAATTTAGCAATGGTTAATAGTCTAAGGTCGCTAAAAATAAAAGATTTAAATCACAATACACATGCTGATGTTGAAGAGATAGATATACTTTATAAAGACTCTGTAGGTACAAATTGTTATTTAGTTGACACTATTAAAAAAAATTCTAGCAATGCTTTTCCAAGTCCTTTGGAATTTGAAGTAAAAGATGATCAAATATTTAAAACGTTGCCATCAAATCAATTATTAAGATTATTTGATAGTGTGCCTAGGAAAGCTAAAGCACAAGAAATTACAGCAAATAGATTAATATATGGTAATTATACTGAAAACTTTAATTTAAAAGATTCTAGCAATAACAATGTAGAGCCTGTATTTTCAGTAGGTATACATAATAGATACAACCCTACTGATTCAAATTATGATGATGTTAAAAAAGAAAGACAATCTATAAAGTCAAAAAGAACATATCAATTTGGTGTTGTTTATATGGATGAGTTTGGTAGACAAACACCTGTGTTAACAAGCAAAACAGGTATTGTAAAAGTTGGTCAAGAAGGAGCTTCTTTTTCAACTAGATTTAAGGCAGCTATAACTTCCAACCCACCTTCATTTGCAAAAACTTATAAATATTTTATAAAAGAAATATCATCTAAAACACATAACTTTATAGGTGATAGTTTTTATCAAGATAAAGAAGGGTTTATATATGTTGCAATACCATCTGCCGATGTTAACAAAGTAGATATTGACGATAAAATAGTACTCAAAAAGAAAAGAGGTAATGATATTTCAAATATTACAGAAGAATTTAAAGTATTAGATAAATATACTACCCCACCTCCGTTTTTAGCTAAACCTTTAAAAGAGGTATATGTTCCAGATGTATTTGTATTTAGTAAAAACCTTGAACAGGATAGAGACTTACATGTATTAAAACCCGGCGCCTCACCTGTGCCAGGTAGAAATAGAATAACTGTTGCTGCAATGTATAAATTACAAGAAACAAATATTGATAGTGGTGATGAAATTGGCAGTGACACTAAAAGAGGTGTAAGTAAAGAAGCATATGGTTTTTTAAACCCAGGAGCAAAAGTAAAATTTGTTACTGGTTCGGGAGAAACAGATGTGTATACAATAGCAAATAAAGAATTAGATTTAGGAGACAATAATGATTTTGAATTGCATTTTACGCAGGAATTTGGAGATGATGTAAAAATTCTTTATGATGATTTTGACAGAGATAAACTGTTAAATCCTAGTGGTAATATAAATGTTGGAGCCACGTTAGTTGGTGGTGACTCGTCTTTAAACGTAAGTACTACTAGCGGCGGAAAACATTATGGAGGTGGTATAAAAATGGTTGTTGTTGATACGGTTGATGAAAGCGGTAAAGAAGAATATCAAGGTAAATTTTTTATAAAAATAAGAAATAATACTAACTTATTAGCGGAATTAAAAGGTGAAGAAGATTTAAATAACCTACAAGTATTAAGTACAATATCTTTAGACGGTAATCAGACTGATGACGACCCAAGACAATTTCATATGTATGGTGGTGGTTTAGCGAATAGCGACTCATCTATAACAAGAATTGGTGGTTCTAGTCCAAAAACACCAATGCAGGGTGGTTTTAGAGGAGATACTAATCATGGTACTGGTCAAACTGCAACTGATGGTCAATCTTTTAATCCTTCAAGAGGATTTATTACTAATACAGAACTAGACCAAGGTTATCATTTTTGCATAAGAACAGATAAGCCATACGCTGATAAAAATTCAAAATATGCAACATTACCTTTAGTTACTGGTTTAGAAAAAGCCCCATCTAATAAAAATAATTACAATACAGACAATCCTGTTTATTTAAAATTTGATAGATCAAGAACACAAATTACAGCAGGCCAAGCAGCAGATAATAATATATATAAAATAACAAGAGTATTTAAATATCTTGAAAGAGGAGGGAGCCCTTCCCAGTTTAACGATGGAGATGCTGTTTATTTAATAAAGCTAGATAAAAATTTAGCTCAAAATTTGATTTTTAATGGAGATGTAGAGCCTGCAACAACTGGCACGGAAGCTAATATAATGCAAATATCAGTTCTTGAGTTTAGAAAAGATGACCAGCTAGTAGGTATACCAGAACCACCTATATTTGAAGTATTGCCTAAGGATGATGTTGATATTGATATATATTATGAAACACAAGAAGTTTTTACAATAGCATCTGACGGAACAAATAATCATGGTAATGCTAATGTGTTATCTTATTATAATTGTTTTTGTTTTTTAAATGGAGTTGAGTCTATGTCAATTAGAGATACTTTTAATGGTGCTCCATTAGGAAAAGGTGTTAGGGTATCAACTGTTTTTGAAGATAAACCTTATATAGAAGAAAATCATAAAAATAATTTAATATTTTCTCAGATATATAATAATAAAAATGGCTTAAATAGATTAAACCAATTTATTATTGCTGAAGCTATTACTAAAGAAATTAATCCAGATTATGGTAGTATACAGTTATTACATACTAGATATAATGATATAATTGCTTATTGTGAAAATAAAGTTGTAAAAATATTAACTAATAAAGACGCATTATTTAATGCCGACGGTAATGTTAATGTTACATCTAATAAAGCAGTTTTAGGGCAAGCAATGCCTTATAATTCTAATTATGGTATAAGTACAAATCCAGAGAGCTTTGCTTTTTATACTCATAGAGCGTATTTTACAGATAGAAAAAATGGAGTAGTAGTTAGGCATTCTATGGATGGCATGGAAGCTATATCAGATTATGGTATGAAAGATTTCTTTAGAGACGCATTACCTGCAAATACTGGATATATGGTGGGTTCTTATGATATTAGAAAACATCAGTATAATATTAGCACTCACCCTACAAATGCAAACAGTACTATTTCTTTTTCTGAATCAATAAATGGATGGACTAGTAAAAAGTCCTTTATACCTGAAGCTGCGGAAAGTATACAAAATAAATATTTTACTTTTAAAAATGGTCATATATATGAACATCATGTTGGGGATGTTTGTAATTTTTATGGTTCAAAAGTAACACCATATGTGGAGGTTATTTTGAATGAAGCCCCTGCTAATATGAAAAATTTTAGC